TTGAACCACAACGAGCCACTGAGATAATAAAAAAAGTAGGCGGTGGTATTGCAGATATAATGTTACCTCAAGATGCTACTGATGTAATGATGATGGCAGTACCTCCACTTGTTATATTTAAAAAAGTTAGCAAAATACTTAGCAGAGCAGATGAATTAGAAGCGATGGCTAAAAGTTTTATTAATGCTTCAGGTACTTCATATAGTAAAAAAGGAAGAGAATTTTTACAAGAATCTAAAAATTTAAGAGATAACGTACCAAAAAAAGATATGGATATTTACAATGATTATGCTAAACAAATTAGAGACAATCCTAGTGAAGAAGCTATACAATCAAAAAAAGAAATTGATGAGTTAATAAAAAGACTTAGAAATAAATGAATCTAGCCAGTCTAACCGAATCAGAGCTTAAAGAAGCTTTGATGCTCAAAGAAAAACTAGACAACTACCAACTTCAAGAACAATGCCAAAGTAGTTTCTTTAACTATGTCAATCATATCTGGCCTGAGTTTATCTGCGGTAGACACCATAAGATTTTTGCCGAGAAGCTTCAATTGGTCGCAGAAGGNAAATTAAAACGGTTGATTGTTAATATGCCACCTCGACATACTAAGAGTGAGTTTGCCTCTACGTTTTTNCCCTCCTACATTATGGGACTTAAACCCAAGATGAAGATTATGCAAACCACGCATACAGGGGAACTAGCCGTTAGGTTCGGACGTAAAGTCAGAAACTTGATGGATCAAGAAGAATACAAAAAAATATTCCCCGAAGTTAAACTACAATCCGATAACAAATCAGCAGGTCGTTGGGAAACCAATAAAGGCGGTGAGTATTTTGCTGCGGGTGTGGGCGGTGCAGTAACAGGTCGTGGTGCGGATTTATTGATTATTGATGACCCGCATTCTGAGCAAGATGCTCTTAGTCCAACCGCCTTAGAGTCTGCCTATGAATGGTATACCTCTGGTCCTCGTCAACGGTTACAACCAAACGGGTCAATTGTTTTGGTAATGACGCGATGGAGTGCCATTGATTTAACGGCAAAACTACTAGATTCACAGAAAGAACCCTTAGCCGATCAATGGGAAGTGATTGAATTCCCTGCTATATTTCCTGATACCAATAAACCATTATGGCCTGAGTATTGGCCTGAAGATGAATTGCTTAAAGTTAAAGCTTCGTTGCCTGGTATGAAATGGAATGCTCAGTGGATGCAAAATCCTACGGCAGAAGAAGGCGCAATTATAAAACGAGAATGGTGGGAGCGTTGGGAAAACGAATCCTTGCCAAATGTAGATTACATTATGCAATCTTACGATACGGCTTTCTCTAGAAAAGAAACCGCTGATTTCTCAGCTATATCAACGTGGGGTGTATTTAGGAATGAAGCAACTGCATCAGATTGTATTATTCTTTTGGATTGTCAAAAAGGACGCTGGGATTTTCCAGAACTTAAAGAGATAGCCATGCGTGAGTACAACTATTGGGAGACTGACATGGTATTAATTGAAGCAAAAGCATCAGGGACACCGCTAACGCAAGAGCTTAGAAGAATGGGTATTCCTGTAGTAAATTACTCGCCCACTAGAGGGCATGACAAAACCACACGGATGCATTCAGTTGCACCTGTATTTGAATCAGGAATGGTTTTTGCACCCAAAAGAATGTTTGCAGAAGAGATGATTGAAGAGTGTGCGTCTTTTCCTTTTGGAAAAAACGATGATTTGTGTGATACTATGACGCAAGCAATCATGCGTTTTCGTGAAGGTGGATTTTTAAGTTTATCTTCTGACTATGAAGATGAAGACAGAAGCGTAAGACAAAGGATTTATTACTAATGGCAATTGAGAGAATGACATCAGACCCAGTAGATATGACAACGAGTCAATCAACTGATGACCAACTAGATAACGAAATTATTGAAGTTCTAGAAGATTTTCAAGAATCTGACGTAACCATGCAAGAAGACGGCTCTGCTTTATTAGGTCCAGAACCCGATGAGCAAGTCACCACAACTTTTAATGAAAATTTAGCTGATGTGGTTTCTGATTCCGAGTTAGCTAAAATATACATTGATTTAACCAGTGCTATTGATAGCGATAGGTCTTCTAGAGAAGATTGGGAAAAAACGTATACGGATGGCTTAAAATACTTAGGCATGAAGTTTGATGAAACTCGATCCGAGCCATTTGAAGGCGCTAGTGGCGTAACTCATCCGTTATTGGGTGAAGCCGTTACGCAGTTCCAAGCGCAAGCGTACAAAGAATTATTACCCGCAGGCGGTCCTGTTAAAACTCAAGTCGTAGGCGCTTATGATTCTGCTGTTGAAGAACAAGCCCAACGTGTACGTGAGTTTATGAACTATGAAATTTTGCATGTCATGGAAGAATATGACGAAGACTTAGATCAGATGTTGTTCTATTTACCATTAGCAGGTTCTGCGTTTAAGAAAGTGTATTACGATGAGAATCTACAGCGTCCTGTTTCTAAGTTTGTTGCACCTGAAGATTTGATTGTTCCTTATTACACTACTGATCTAGAATCTTGTCCACGCATCACGCATGTTATTAAGATGCCAGAGAATGATATACGCAAGTTACAAGCAATTGGATTCTATAAGAAATTTGATATGCAGCCCGATGATGATGCTAATGATTATTCATCTTTAAACACAGAAAAAGAGAAACTAGAGGGCATGGAGCCTTCTTATGATACAGGCGAAGTCTGTATGCTTTACGAAATTCATTGTAATTTAGACCTTGAAGGGTTTGAAGATGTAGATGAAAACGGTGAAGAGTCAGGCGTTAAGTTGCCTTATATTGTAACTATTGACTCTAATACAGAAAATGTATTGTCAATCAGACGCAATTTCTTAGAAGAAGACCCAATGCGTAATAAGATTGAATATTTTGTGCATTTCAAGTTCTTACCAGGATTAGGCTTCTACGGATTTGGCTTATCTCACATGATTGGTGGCTTATCTAAAGCTTCTACGTCTATATTACGTCAGTTAATTGATGCGGGAACGCTTGCTAATCTGCCTGCTGGCTTTAAAACCAGAGGCATACGCATTAGAAATGAAGATGAACCGATACAACCTGGTGAGTTTAGAGATGTAGATGCACCCGCAGGGTCACTTCGTGATGCAATTCAACCATTACCGTTCAAAGAACCTAGTGCCACACTATTAAATCTATTAGGATTATTGGTTTCATCAGGCCAACGCTTTGCTTCTATCGCAGAGATAGCGGTAGGCGAAGGTAACTCTCAAGCACCTGTAGGCACAACGCTTGCTTTGATGGAAAAATCCACTAAAGTATTGAGTGCCATACATAAACGTCTGCATAACGCTCAAAAGAAAGAGTTTTCTTTACTGGCTAAGATATTTTCAGACAGTTTGCCACCTACCTATCCTTATCAAGTGTCAGGCGGTCAGAATGAAATCAAACAATCTGATTTTGATGGTAAAGTAGATATATTCCCTGTCAGTAATCCAGATATATTTTCTACTAGCCAACGTATTGTAATGGCTCAAGAAATGATGCAGTTAGTGCAATCTAATCCTGATATACACGGTCCAGGCGGTGTGTATGAAGCGTATCGTAGAATGTATTCTTCGTTAGGTGTAGATAATATTGATAGTTTATTATTACCACCCCCTCCGAGTGAACCATCACCTATTGAAGCTGGTATGGAAAACAGTACCTTATTGATGGGCGGTCAAGCAGAGGCATTCCCACAACAAAATCACGATGCCCATATTGCTTCTCATGCTAGTTTATTAAGTTTGCAACCTGTACAAGTTAATCCTCAAGTGCAAGCCAACATAATCTCTCATATTATGCAGCATTTACAATTAAAAGCTGATGCCATTGCTCAACAGCAAATGCCACCAGAAGCGATGCAACAATATCAACAGTTGCAACAACAAGCACAACAAGTAAATCCAGTTGAAGCACGACAGTTAAATACGCAAGCCAATGATATATTGGCACAATTTAGCGCACCTATTATGACTGAGCTAATGACTCAATTTTCTCAACAAATTGGTACACCTCAAGAAGAAGACCCATTAGTCACTATTAGGAAACAAGAACTGGCGTTGAAAGGTCAACAGCTAAATCAAGAACAGCAACAGTTTGTAGCCCGTGAACAACAACGGTCAATGGAACAAACCCAACAAGATACAATAGACCGAGAACGTATTGATGCAATGCGTGATATAGCTATAATGAAGGACGAAACGACAAAAGATAGACTCGATCAACAAAAAGAACTAAAATTAATTGATATTGGATTAAAAGAGCTATAACTATGATTAAAAGAACTGAAGTGAAAGATCAGAAAACACCTACTGTTTTAAATGGTAAGCAGTCTTACTCTAATAAAGGTAATGTTGTTACCAAGAAAAGCAAATCATTTTCTGCTAGTACCAAACCAACACCAGGTATGGGTAAAGGCAAAGCAAGAGGAATGGGCGCTGCCGAATTTGGCGGTAAATTTTCTGGCGTTTATTAATGGACGCTGTTTGGCTTGCTGAAGTTTTACAAAAACAGATAATTGAAAAGAAATCAGACTTACAAAGTTTGATTATAAATGGCACGAAAAGCTTTGATGAATACAATTATTTGCGTGGTCGATACAATTCCCTCGATGACGTAGATCAAGAAATAAGGGAGTTGCTGAAAAGGATGGGTGAAAACGATGACAAAGGT